CTCTCGCACCTCGACTTTCTTGCGCTATCCGTCGGATTTGACGCGAAAAGGCTAAAATATGTCGAAAAGCCGCCGTGGGCCTTATCGCAAGGCGCCCGCTCTGGACCCTCAACTTGCGGCAACCTTGCCTCTTGTGGACTACCTGCGGGCAAGCGTGACGCAGCTCGAGGAATGCGCGGAGCGCGCGACGGAGTCGGGAAGCTGGCAAGCCGTGTCGGCGCTCAAGCTTCGGGCGCTCCAGACGCGCGCGGATCTCGACGCGGCGATCGAGAAGGCCAACCGGCCCGACGAGAGCATGAGCGACGAGCAGCTGCTCGGCATCATCGTCCAGGCCGTGGCGCAGCTCCCGCCGCAACACCTAGAGCGCATCGAGGAAGCCGTCGCCATCCGGCGTGGCGGGTCGCCCCTCCGCCTGGTCAAGACCGGGACCGACGACGCATGAGCCTGTCTGCCCTCGCGCGTGCAGCGGACACCTTGCAGCGCAGGGCAGTCGCGGACCCCCTCGCCTACTTCAACCCGACGCCCCCGCAGCTGGCCTTCCTGAGTAGCACCGCCCCGATCAAGCTGGCGCGGTCGGGCAACCAGCTCGGGAAGACGACGATGGGGCTGGTCGACTGCATCTACCGGTGCCTCGGCAGCCATCCCTACACGCTGGTCCGCGCTGCACCGATTGAGGCGTGGGTGGTCGTCGTGTCATGGGAACAGAGCCTGTCGATTCAACAGAAGCTCTGGAACCTGCTCCCCAAGGACGCTATCGACCCAGAGACTACGTACACCCCAGGGCGGGGCCTGAAAGGCAAGACACCCGTGGTCCGCTTCCTCAATGGGAGCGTTTTAAGAATCCGCACGGTGAACCAAGGTGCCCTTGCGTTAGCGGGTTCGACTATCGACTACGTCATGATCGACGAACCGCCCCCGCAGGCCGTCTGGTCCGAGCTGGTTCCACGCGTCATGCGCAACCGCGGACGGATCGCCGTCACGCTGACGCCCATCGGTGCGCCCCTCGGGTGGCTTCGCGACCTGGTCGAGAAGCGCGTCGTGCAGGACCTACACTTTCCCTTGACCGTCGAGAACACCACGCCTATCGGCGGGCGTCCTCTCCTGACGCAGGAGGATATCGACCGCCTCGAGGCGCAGATCCTGCCGATGGAACGGCGCCAGCGCATCCACGGGGATTGGGATGCGGGCTTCTCCGAGGGGCGCATCTTCTCAGGCTTCGACCCGATCGCGCACGTCTCGGACATCCTGCCCGAGGGGGAGTGTCAGGTCGGGATCGGCATCGACCACGGGTCCGAGGGCGGGTCGCAGGTCGCCACGCTCTGCGTCGTCTCGCGAGACGGTGGCGTCGAGGGGAACCCGCGGTTCTGGATTCTGGACCAGACCGTGTCGAACGGGACGACGACGCCGGAACAAGACGCGCGCGACATCCTGAACATGCTTCGCCGGAACAACATGCGCGTCGAGTCCGTGGATCGCTGGACAGGCGACCGCAAGCACGGCGGCAGGCGCTGGGGCGGGAAGAAGAGCAACGCCCTGTTGATGCAGGGCTTCGAGCGCGAGCTGCGCCTCCCCATTGGCGCGCTGGGCTTCCGCATTCACACGGCGTGGAAGCCTGCCGGCTCAATCTACGAGGGCGTCCGCATCCTGAACTCGGCGATGCTGCGACACGATCTCATCGTTCATCCGCGCTGCAAGCAGTTGATCGAGGACCTGAAGATGTGGGACGGGTCGGACGACGAGCATAAGCACGGGATTGACTCCCTGCGTTATGGGGCCATTGAGCTCGTCACGCGACGGCTATACGTCCCCCACGCCGTGAGGATTGGCTGATGCAGGTACCCGTCATCTCTTCGGACGCCTACGAGGTCCGTCGCATCGAGCACACCCGCCTCCGTCGCCGCTTGCTCGAGGGGACGTGGGAGGAAGACCTCCACAACCGCCTGCAGATCCATCTCGGCACGGTGCGTAAGGCGGCGTGGGGCTACCCGGACATGTCGTCCAACATCTTCCGGCAGATTGCGCGTTCGCTGAGCGCCCTGTACGTCATGCCTCCGGACGTGACTCACCCGACAATCAACAACGCCGTCTTCCTGTCGGAGACGATCTCTCGCTCGGGTTTGTGGGCGACGATGAACCGGTTCCAACAGCTGGTCGTCGGATGCCGTGAGTATTGGCAGCGGGTGCACGTGAGCGCCGACGGTCGGCTGACGTTCCGTCCGGTGGCGCCCGACATGACCATCGCCCGGTCCTTCGCAGACCGTCCCGACTACCCGGTGTCGGTGCATGAGCTCCGCGAGCGCCTGGACGAGAAGGGAGAGACTCGGTGGACGTGGGACGTCCTCGACGTCTCAAACCCTGAGAACCCGATCTACGAGGTCCGCGCCTACATTGACGGCGGGAAGATGGGCGAGGACCTGTCGCAGGTGTACCTGGGCGGGAGCTACTCGGGCGCCGCTTACCCGTATCGTCGCAACGACGGGCGCCCCATCCTGCCGTACGTCCTGTACCACGCAGAGCGTATCGGCGACCGTCTCTTCGACGCGTACGAAGGCGTCGAGGTAGTCGAGGGGTCGCTGAACATCGCGGTCACCTACTCGATGCTCTTCCACGCCATCAAGGACTCGAGCTGGCCGCAGCGGTACATCGTCGGCGCGGAGCCGCAGGGCGGGACCATCCAGGGCGACGTCGCCTCGGCTCGCCGCGAGGTCGTCTCTGACCCCGCGACTGTCCTCCTGTTGCGCGCGACGGATGAACAACAACCCGTCATCGGGCAGTGGCAAGCGGGCGCGGACGTGACCGCCCTGGAACAGACCATCGCCGCGTGCGCCAACCGTCTCGCGCAGGACGCGGGCGTGTCTCCCGCCGACATTCAGCGGATGGGCGGGACGGCGCGTAGCGGGTATGCGATTGCCCTAAGCAATGAGTCCAAGCGGGACGCGCAACGCTCCTACGCGCAGTCCTTCCGCGCGTCCGACGAGCAGCTCGTCATGACCGCGGCGATCCTGTTGAACCGGGTCACAAACACGAAGTACCCGGAAGGCGGGTACTCGGTACAGTACCGCTCCATCCCTCTCTCGGGCTCAGAGCTCGACGCGCGCCGCAAGCACGCGCTCGAACTGCTGGATGCTGGGTTGATGACTCGCGTCGAAGCTCTGCGCCTGTTTGACGACTCGCTCACCGAACAGGACGCCGCGGCGATGCTCGCCGAGATCGACGCGATGAATAAGGCGCGCGAGCTCGAGCACGAAGCCGCCGAAGAGGCCGACCTCGAGGAGGAGGGCGACGCCCCGACCTCTGAGGAGGAGATGGCCCCGACCGCTGAAGAGCAGATGACCGCCGATACCGCAGCGCCTACCGACAGTGTCGCCGCCGCCGCGACGGCAGCGGGTCAGCCTGCTAGCGCCGTGGCGCTGAATGGCGCACAGGTACAGGCCGCGCAGGGCATCATCACCTCAGTTGCGAAGGGCGAGCTCCCGCGCGCTACGGGCGTGGAGATGTTGGTCCAGTTCTTCAACATGGACCCGGCTGCGGCTGACACGCTGATGGGTACGGTCGGCGACACCTTCACGATTCAGGCGGAAGTTCCGAGTGCCGATCGTCAGTGAGCGCCAACGCCGCTACCTGGCGGCGACGCACCCGGACGTGTTGCGCCGCTTCCTCGAGGAGGGGGCCCGCGCAGGGTTTCGCGCGCCTCCGGCAGTCGCACGCGAGGCTAAGCGCGGCCTAGAACTGCGCGAGAAGTTCAACCGTGGCGGCACGCCCATCGGCGCACGCCGCGCGAGCCAGCTCGCCAACCGCTCGGTGCTCTCGGTTGAGACCATCCGGCGCATGGTGGCATACTTTGATCGACACGAGGTCGACCTCGAGGCGCCCGCGGCGCGTCCTGGTCACCCCGGCTACCCATCCGCGGGTCGGATCGCCTGGCTACTTTGGGGCGGAGACTCGGGACGCGCTTTCGCACGGCGTGTCTTGCGGGCCTACGAAGCAACCCGCAAGGAGTGACCATGCCCGACGAGACCGTGACCCCCGACGATGTCGGCACCTCGCGTGCCGAGGAACGAATCCGCGCCCTGTCCGCTGAGCGCAAGCAGTTGCGCGAGAGCTA